ATTGTTGGTCATCTTTCCTCCAAAAACCGACGATATATCAACGCCTGGGTCTTGGGGGTCCACATGAGCCAATGGGTCCGCCGGAGACGATGACACGCCTGGAGTTCCTGCTGACTTTAAGGGCGTGGTACCTTCAAACACGTTGACCCCGCCGTAGCCTTCTTTCCCAACAGCATCAAGCATTCTCTTTCTGGTTTCTTGCAACCTCATCCTCGCGGTATGATCAATGTTAATCTGTTCAGACTCGGACACAGAATCCTCTCTTGATTCGCGGATCACGTCCGCGTTTAGCCCCGCTACCACTTCCGATATCACGGAAGACAAAAGTCCTTCAGTCAAAAGAACTTCTTGAATACATTCTTTTACTATAGGTTTTATAATTTCTTTTAGATCGTTCTTTTTCATACTTTTGGTATTTTAACCCCTGTTCGTTCGCCGGATTTCGCCCCTCTCTTAGAGGCGGTATTTGTAGCATATGGGGGCGCTACATCAATGAACCCTTTGTTAAGCATCGCAGCTGCCCTCTTGAGTTTTGAGGCCGGCTCCAGAACTGGCATATCTTTTCGTGGTGGCGCGGCGCCTAGGCCTGAGCCCCCATAGCTCTTTGCGGCCAAGGACTGAATCAGTTTAATTCGCTCCATGAGTACTCCATACCCGCCGAGGGCTTCTAGGTGGGCTAGCCAGGCTTCTTTGTTATAAAATTCATTTTTCCCAGCGTTCTCTTCAATTACGGTCTTGAGTACGTCTGGGCTCGTGGCCTGGGCGGTAAAGATGTTAATGTCAGTACCTCCAGGGTTGCCTTTTCGATTATTCTGAAAAGAGTCCCCCAGGGCGCGGAGAATTGGAATAGCTTGTCCTATCGGCAAGGCAATAACAGTTCCCAGGATGTTGTCTCCTCCGCCGCCGCGAAGGATGGTGGCTGCCCATCGATGGTGCCCATCTAGTATATGATCATCTTCGGTGATTACAGCATCTATCTGTCCACCGGTGGAGAGCTTTGGAATCGTTGACATTCCAAATGCCTTGGAAAGATACACAGCACTCTGCGATGGCATAAGCTGTTTGGCCGGCTTACCACCCGGGGCAGCGCCGACTTGATCGTCGCTCACATCGGCATCGTGTTCGCCGTCGGATGGCTGATCGTCTTTGCCGGCTATCTTAAACGTTTCCTGGTCTTCAGGAGGAAGTGGATTTGGAAATTTATCCGGGTCGAACCCAGAGATTTCTGCTTCTTCAATACCCTTCTTCTCTTCGAACCTTCTCCAGTTTTCCATTATTAATTTCATATCACTCATTCAGTTATGTCTCCTCAGGATCTCATTTAGTGCCCGGTTAATCTTATCAGCTTTTGTAAAAACGTTTGAAGGCTGTCGAGCCTCAGTCATCATAAAAGCCCCGGGGGTTGATGGATCAGAAACCATATCGAAACAAATTAGTTGAAAATCGTCTTCAACAATAGTCTTTCCGTTGTTTTCCGTAACCGAACCCATCCCCCTTGACGAAATGCCCAAACGGACACCGCTTTCGACAAGGCTCTTAAGGATACCTCCAGATGGTGTATTAAGGACTTCTATTTTACCCATGCACTTATTCTCATCCATCCAAATTTCTGTTACTAGGTGTGATGCCTTCGCCAAGTTTACCACCCCCGTATCCGGGTGGTCAAGTTCCCCTAGGGCGCGGCGCTCTTTAACCATCTTCTTATAATTGTTGACTTCCCTTACGAGAACATTGTGAGGATAAACACGGCCGTTACCGTTTTGGGTTTCTGACATTTGCATGACGCCGGATAGAATCGTGGCCCCATTTGCAACCCTCCTCTTTTCATCTTCTGTTAAAAGATCTTGGCAAATACCGCCTTCACAAAGTTCAAAATATTCTCGTAAAAGCTTCATGGCCTTATTCGCCCCTCATCTCTTTTAAAATGTCTTTTATTGCTTGTTTTATCTTCCCTTCGTGCCTCGAAAGAAGGTGATCCACGTCTTTCTCGGGCTTAACTCCAGCAAATGACGGCTCAAATTTTTCGGCTTCCCCAAAAGCATAAGATATTGCAGTACTTAGATCTCCGCCATCGACACAAGGGCCGCTGCCGAATTGCCATCTTTCGCCCCTTTTCAGTGCATGACTCAATGAGTTGCCGAGATACCGAAAGCTAAGCTCTTTTCCATGTTTGGTAAAACGTGCGCCGGCTTCAATAAAAGGGCCGATTTCCGAGGCGCCTCGCCTAGGATCTTCTTTTATTATCCTTGCCATGGAGCGCAACAAACTCATCGGGCCGACTCCAAACTGTTCGAACACACTAAGGTCTTTCGCTGATTTCGCCTTGAAAATCTTACTAGCGAGTGCAAACACATCCTGGCCGCGGCCTTCGCAGCCATCGTCTGGCTCCTCTGCTTCGGGCTCCTCTGCTTCGGGCTCCTCTGCAGGTGTTTCTTCCGGAGCGGGCTCATCCTTTTTAAACCAGTTTAAAGGATTTAAACTAATTTCCTTCACAGTATTATCAAGCTCTTCCTTTATGAGTTGTTTTAGCTTCTTGTTAGGGGCCTTCTTCATCAGGCTTCGATCTCCTTTTTATCTATTTGCGGGGGTCACCCGCTTCAACTATGATCCTTTACAACAATTTGCAACGGGTCGAATCATCCACCTAATTTTGGTCAATGGTCTCATCTCGTTCACCTCCAGATATCTTTAAGCCGTTATCATCAAACAAAACAGATAAGATATAACTTGTGCCTGAACTCAAACAGCCTAAAAACATCCCCGTAAATAAGGAGAAGTCATAATTAAATAGTCCAGTATATTCATTTGTACCCCATAAAAACACACCCACCCAAAAGCCGACACACATGGGACAACAAAACAATTTTCCAAGCCAACCCGCCTTAGGACGTACAGACTCAAATATTGTTCCATAAACTAAAATTTGAGTCAAGCCGAATGAGACCAATACAAATTGCACAAGATTTATCAAGCGTCTTCTTCACCTTCCCTAAGAAGGGAGTAATTATACATATAGCCGTATGGGCGTACACGTGGGTCCATTGAACCCTTCTGTGAGCTGTGCGGCACCTCGCCGTACTCTGTGCTATCTTTTTCTTCAGGATCCAGTTCAGCATCTTGTTGGCGCTGGTTTATATATTTACTTGTCATAAACTCCGGAAATTCCTCTTGAATAAATTTATACACATTCAGCATCACTAACTGAATGTCGTTGGAGTCTTTAATTTTACTGTCGGGCAGTGCTGCTTCCATTGAGCCAAAATAGTTGCCGCCCTGTACTGATTCTGGCTTTATTAAACCTTTTTTTCTTAAGAAAAGAAATAAACGATCTTGGGCACCGTAAACCTTATCATCATTGATGTCTTTAGGGAATGCAAAGACTTTACGCTTCTCTGGAGAGACTGCGATGTCAATATCTTCATGATCATAGAAAACCAAATCGCCATCAAGTGTCTTCCTCACGCTGGCCTTGATGGTCGTCGTGACGGGGGCCGGGGTAGGGCCTTCGTCTTCCCCTCCATCGATTTTTATGGTTATATCTGTCATGCTGCGTTTATCTCGTGCGCCAACTGTTGTATTTTCAACACATCCTCAACCAGCCCAGTGTCTATAGTTTTTTCTCGAAAAGATTCTAAAATGTCAAGAACCCTATCTACTTTTGTCGACATTTCAGTATCTTCTTTGATTTCTTTCTCGTCTTTACTTTCTTTGAGGATATTTTTTAATCTTTCCATTTCCTCATTGAGATAAATTTTAAGTCCTATGTTGTTATCGTGAAAAGAAGCGATATACCTAGATACAAGATCCTTCTGTTCTGCCAAGAGAGATTCACCATACATATCATTAAATTTTTTAACGAAAGATCGATAAACTAACCCATCAATAGGCTCCTTTATTTCAGGGTTGGTTGCCTTTTCAGACTTTTGTCTCATGAGATTTTTAATAACGTTACCTTCTAGTATTACCCTATCTTTTGGTGGCAAGTCCACATTGAAAATCGCATGAACTGTCGCCAATTGTTTATAATTCGGAACAAAGTTGGAGTAAACATCGCGACTTAAAAAAGTATTTATCTTTTTAATCAAACCGCTTTGTTCTTTGAATATTTGTTCTTTGTTGATTCGCGTATAATAATCTGATTTTGCCTCCCACAAAAGCCTTTCAGCAGTTGGTGCATCAAGCCCACTATCCTCTATTAGCGCTCTATAGAGTGCAAGTTCTTCTTTCAAAGCTGTATCATCTATGAAGAATTCCTTCATTATTCCCAGAATTTTATTCTTTCGGGCAGGATTCTTCTTTAAAATCGACTTTGTTAACTCCCTAACTAACGACTCGTATAAAAAAGCAGTATTTCTCTTTTTGTTATGTTTTATTCTCATTTTTGTTCCTCGATTCTTCAAGTTTTGAAATTATTTCTTTTATATCTTTACTAACCTCAAATATGTTCCTCTCAACCTCTTTATAATTAGTTGCGGAAGACTCCGAAATGCCCCTAGATAACGAAAACATTTCTTTTGCGCCCGGAAATAAATTTGTCTTAGTTGCCCGGGTTGTGCTGTGGGCATACTTACCCCTAGTTGCCTTAAGGCGCGCGCCTGAGCCTTTTCTTCCGTCTACTTTTACTTTTTTGTATAGTTTCCCTTTTGATTTCTTAGTTGTTGTTCTGCCATCCGGTGTTTTCCAAACAGTATCATCACGCTTCCCAGGAGCAGCTAACAGCGCAGATTCGGTATCAGGAGCCCCCTCTAGCTCCTCGGTTTCTGTTGCGGTCATTTCTTCGCCTCCAAGGTCTTCACCTCCAAGATCTTCACCCCCTAAATCCCCGCCGCCTAGGTCTTCACCGCCTAGGTCTTCACCGCCAAGTTCGCCGCCGGCGGATATTTCTGCTTGAACAGCCTCGCCAACACCTTCCAGGAATGCGTCAAACTTTCTATCGGTATAAAGTTCCCTCTGATTTCTCAGAAGTTCATCTTCGGATAGGCCAAACAACTTCTTAGCTATCCATCTCCTACTGAAGAAGCCCTCCGTAGCACCCCCTGCCACATCAAATTTGGATTTCCAATGTTCAAGCTCCTGCAGCTCAGCAATCTTTGATGAGTTGTTCAAGCTGATCTTGAAAGATACCAGATCATCACCCCGAAACCCTAAGACATACAAGTGTATTATTGCCATCTTTTCAAGCTCGGCTAGCATCGAACGCTGGAGGCGTTGTATTGTTCTAGCAAACCTAATATCTTTTTGGGCCAAAGTTGTCTTGTCTTCTTCTGATCCCTCTCCCCGGGTTAAGTAAGATTGTGGCACTTTAAGAGCAGAAAAGAGTTTATCTCTCAAGTATTTAACATCATCTATATCTCCAGTATAGGCTCCACCAGCAAGGGTTTCAATTTTAGTAGATACGGAGCCGCGAGTAGGAACAAAATAATCCTCGTCAACAGACATTGGGTTATAACGCAAGTCGACGCGGCCAGTGTCTGGATCAACAATTTGATGGCGCTTCATTTGCGTCATCACCTTTTGCATATATGCCTCTACATCCTCTGGCGCTATGCTCCCAACGTCAACATAAAAAACTCTTCTTTCTGGCGAGCGCACAATTCTGTACGCCATCATTGCATCTTCGAGGAGAGTTAACTGACGCCAGATACGACGTGCAGGTTCAAGAACCGAGGAACCATATGGAGCGTATTTATCATTACCCAAAATTCTAAAGTGAGCTAGCTGCCAATTTTCAAAAGTCATCCCAGCAGAATTCCACTGGTACTGAACATAGTTTGGATTTGTTTTATCTTCCCCTTCCAACCTTTCTATTTCCATTGACGGGAGGCCAATCGCAGATTGTATACCCTTGTTCTCATCAATATCTAAATATAAAAATAAATCGCCATACTTACACAAAGAGCGGCACCAACCAAAAAGATTAAATTCAATATTAAGGATGTTGTTAAATAAAGAATTTAAAATTGCTTTAATTTCTTCGTTTGGACACTCAAGTGTGATCATTGGATGAAGGCGGCTACTTGTCGTCATCTCATCTGCATAAATATCTAAAGCTGAGGCTATCTCTGGTGTGTATTCCATTTGATCAAAATCAACATAACGCTCATTACGCTGTTGGTTTGTCATTACATTAGATTGTAAATTTTCAAATGGGCTATAAGAAGCCTTTTTAAATTGTTTGCCGCTTAAACTACGAAATTTTGAAGAATATTTGTCAAGATCCTTGCGACGTAGGCGCCGCCCGGTTTGTGACCTCCTGTTTACAATGGGGCCAGAAAATAATCTGGTTAATCTTTTAAATAACCCGCTATCTGCGTTTCTTGGATTGTTTGTATTGTCTGCCATATTTAACCTTTAAATAACCACATAAACTCTTTTGCCTTGTCTCGTTCTATTTTAGCATCAAACGCTGACTTTTTTCTATCATATCCGGTCATACCCGGGATCGATGTGTTTAACATTGTTCGCGAAGACATCATAGCATTTATCATGCTTTTCTTATACTCGGCGTCTCTGGCATTTTCTTCAAAAATCGTATCTCGAATCCAACAACCTATTGCACATGCCATCACTAAATCATCGTTATATGATCTCATAGCCTGAGCCTTACTATGATTCCATATGAACGTCTTCATTTCGTTAAACAAACGAATCGACCTAATCTTAATTAGTTTGTTTCTAACGAATTCTTCCATCTTTGCAACAATCAACGGCCTTGTTTTGTTTGAAGTAGTGAAACCAGCAATGGCGTTGGATTGGTGCTCTGCCCTATATTGATCTATATATTCATGCGTTGATTTGATTGAGTGATAAAT